ATTTATTGTAAAATCATCAAAAGGAAAAATTCCTGAGTAACCCGTAGGAACCAACTCATCACAATATTTTGAAATTGTATACAGATTCCATTTGTCCACAAAAGAATCCCTAAAACCATATTTACCCACCCCGTACCTTTTATTTGTGGCTAAATCATAAAAAATCCAAGCCGGGTTATCAGTCCACTTTAATTCAGTAGCAAATTGACCATCCCAATTTCCTGAATAAATACGAGATGTAGGGTTATAATTGGACGGTACTCGGATTTGTAGCAACTTAGCGTCAAAAGACCTAGTAGGAGCAGAGCTAAAAGAACGTGCATCAAATAGCATACCTACTAAAGCCGTATTAGGATAGGTCATTCTGGTATTCACTGCTTCCGCTATAAAAGAACACGTTAAGCTCTTCGAATGTTTAACGTTCACAGATGTAAGTTCACCGTCACACCTCCACACCTTAATGAATCTATTTTTTTTCATTATTGAAGGAGGTAATGGTATATTATAGGTACGTTGATAAGGGGCCGTAGCAATCCCTGTTATTCCGCAAAAAATAAAACCTACAGAACCTCCCTCTGCTATTGACAAGGTGTCATTTTCGTACCCCATTTCTATTACAAAGTTAACGCCAGAGGCCTTTGTGTCTCCGTCATCATCAAAAGAGCTGCACGTAGCAGTCATGCTCACCTGTGCACTTGTAACGCTATTATTTAAGATGCTATGGTTTACAACAATAACTTGTTGATTCTTTATGCCTCTGAGTGTGTCCACCGACTCCTTATCAACAGCGGCAACTGCGTCATTGGTATTGAAGTACCACCCATCTTTCACAAGTTTTACTCTGTTTTTAATTGGCTTCGCCAACCATGCAGGAGAAATCTTGTTTATGTCTATACCTATAAGGTTTATATGATTTATACCGGGCAACTGGGCATTTATATTATGTGTTTGCCATGCATTATCAAAATTCAAGGCAGGATGTTTAAATTGAGAATGAAGAATTGATTGATGAGGCTCTCCCACCTTGAAGTCAGCAAAAACCCTATTATAATTCAATGAATTTGAATTGGTATTTTTAATAGCCACATTATTCAAATAAATCCCCTTAAACCCATCTTCATTGTTCTTGGGGTTTGTGCTTGACAAATGAACAACTTGCCCGTCTTGATCACACAACCCCTCAATTGGCCCCTCACACAAAGCATCAATGGATTGATAAACTGAAACCGATTCTAACTTTTTATTATCCTGTTTAACAGACCCGGGCGTAACATAAAATTTAGTAAGCTCCGTAAGAATCCCCTTGTAATCTTCAAAACTATAATTAGTTGAACTTAGCGACAACAAAGGGTTCTGTGCCGCCTGAGCAATAAGCTCCTCTAAAAACTTTTTAGGTTGCCAAATAGGATCTGCAGGCATAATTTATTATCCTCTCATAATATTTTACGGACTCCACGTCCAACCCACATTTTTTGTTTGAAGAATGCCGCCATTATAATCAGGTATCGGATTTTGCGTATTCGGAAGTTGTGCTAGATTTGAATTATTAAAAGATTGCACTAAAACATCAAAATATTTGGAATCAAACAAATGTTTATCAACACTAAAGGTATTAACAGATATAATCCTACTGCCAATCTTTAAACGGCCATACCCGACAGGAACCGGAACCCCTTGATTTGCCACATTTTCAGCTTGCCCGAAAATAAAAGAACTTGTACTCACTGTGTCAGGGTCATCAGGCTTCAGCATTTTAGAGATCAACATACTAATACCAAAAGAAAGAACAGCAGACAAAACCGCCCCTACAACAAACCCTACGACTGCCTTTGCTACTGCACCTTTAACCAACTTTGCAGCTATTGCTGCTGAAATCGTGGCTACGCTGCCAAATAATATAGGCAGAATCCTTACCACCTTACCTTTAACGGAGGTGAATAAACCAGCCTCTTTACCCTCTACAAATATAGCAAAAAGCCTTTTTTTGTTGCTAAAAAGATAATTCCTTAATTTTCCGCTATTAGCTTCGATGGCAGACAGAACCTCCTTAACGTTTCTCGCCTTAAACGTGAACTCGTGCCCAACAACATCCCCTAAGCGGCCTTCTAGAAAAACATTGGTCATTTGATAACATTATATTATACACCTTTATATTGAAAAATAAATCAAAGATGTGTTTTTTGGGTTATAAATAGAAAATTGTTTTTCCTGTACCGAATAGACGATAGTGGGGCACTTTATTTCCTGTGCCACTGAAAAATCCGCTTCGCTCAATTCAGCTGTCCCTTCTGGATGGGAATGAAAAATATACCTAATAGCCCTAAAATCCTTTAAAAGCGAAGAAGTATCCGCTAAGAACGTAATTTTGTTATATTTTGAAGTGTTTTTTAAAAAAACTATTTTTTTTTCAGTAATATAGCCACATGCCTCAGACTTAAGTCCGTTCGATACGCTTTGAATATATTTTAAAAAATTAACGTGCAAACCGATATGCCTCTATAGAGGGGTAGCCCCCAAATGGAAGGCCCTCGTTTTCATCCATTTTGCTATACAATTTATAACGACAAGAGCATGCGCTCAGATCTTTTGCACACTGATCCTTTCTCCATGAAGTTAAGGTAATACGAGGGTCCTTACTGGTGTCTACAGTCTCAACACAGACAAAAAAATCATCTGGATGATCTGTCATGTCGTCCTCTGTGGTTGAAATATCTTCTTTAGCTAAATTAAAGAATCTTGCTTTTATCCTAACCACATTCCCGGCCACATATTTCAGAGTGCCCACCTCGTCATCCGCAACACCACCTGATAATACTCCATTCAACGTAGTCACGCTTCCGTTTACCCCAGTAGCCAGCGCAGCTCCCGCTAATGTTCCGGACAGCTTGGTTGCGCCAGCGAAGCTAACAGCTGTCCCTGTAGTAAAAACGCTCCCAGTGCTAAAGGTAATGGCAGTGCTAGCGGGTATACCTACCTCTAAAGGCTCAACGGTAAAACCGGTATTTGTTCCTGTATCGTAAGTGGTGCCCAACCCGGCTTGATCGGCGGTACTTTTGGTTGTCACAAATGGAGCGTTTTGACTTAATTTAAAAGAAGCACCACTCGTAAAAACCAAAGTTCTATTTTTAATCAAGAACGTGGAAAGACTGTCTACTACTATACTCGTTGCACCCGTACTGTAGCCCCCTCCATTATTAATAGTGACTGTGGTTGTGTTTTTGTCAAAGTCCCCACACCAAGTAGGATTTAAATTATAACCCACTTCCTCAAAAAATAATTTGTTATTTTCATCTGCAACAGGCATGCCTAAGTTCCCCAATGTCGACTCGCTAGAAAAACTAGAACCATTTAGAGTCCCTTGCTTTTTATAATCTACAAAAAATTCATTTGCAGCTAAATTCTTAATTGTCTGATTAGTAGAAGTGCGCTGCCCGTACAAGCACCCAATCCCACGGTATTTCCACGGACAATAATTAGCAATCATTATTCTCGCAGGAATCTTAATATCCTCCAACTCCAAAGGGGAAATCAGCTCGTATTCTAAATAGTATTTATTTTCGTTGCTCTTTTTATTGATTTTGAAAATATCATCATCAAACCTTGAGTCTGGGTCTGGAGCCCCAAAAGGGTTCAGGTTGTTTGGAAAATTTTCATTATCTAAAAATTTTAAATAAACCCTTTTTCTAATGATCATGTTCCCAATAAGATCGTTCCTTCTTTTAATAACATCTGTAAACGCTCCTTGCGGATTAGCTAATGTTAATTTAGGTCGCGGTAACTGGCCATCACCACGCACCTCAAAGTTCGTAGCCTCAATCGGCAACGGATAATAAGTAAAAGAATCAAAAACAATATCTTTTATATCGTTCTTGCCAGCATGAAACCGATAAAGACCGTCTTCTTCGCCCAAATCCAATTCGTACAATTCAATAATTGTATCGGGCTCAAGATCTAATAATGAAGAATTATGTAATTGAGTTGCCATATATTTTAACTATCAAAAACACAAAAACCTCCAAACCCTTTGCCATCAGTCAACAAATTACGAAATGGCTCTTTGTTTTTCATTAAAGGGTTCTCGCTTTGCCATGCCGCTATTTCAGCTGCTGTTGTTGTTTTTGTTTTTAACACTTTTTCGTTCAGTAAATTGTTCACTGCTTTTCTTTCCTTGAATGTCAGCCGCCTGTTGAACACCACCATCTGTGAAATCCCCCCCCACCACTGAGTAGCCAATGTAACCCCAAGGTTAACATTATCGTCAGCTACCATACCCCCAAGAATAGGTTCACTCATAAAGTTAAAACCGGTAGATTTTGAATAAGATGACGCCACTGCTTGCTCGCCCCTATAGAGAGTAAGATTAGCCTCGCGTCCGATGAGTTTCCCAGTGATGTTCCATACATAGCCTTCCTCTTTTGGGTGACTTGCCGCCTCTGCGCCCACTCTGACCGAACCAGTTTTCCCTAACCCCATACATTCTGATACGGAGCCTGCTCCATCAAAAAATACAGGATACCCTCCTCCAGAAGTCCAATAGTGGAGATATCTAGTCCAATAATAGTGGCCCTGACCCCCGCTAAAATCATATAATGTATATGTGCTATCCAATGGGTAGAGGAAATAAAAAACATCAAACCCATCCATACCGTCTTCTATCTTATCCGTCCCTGTAATACCTTTTATTTTTAAACGTTTGTCAAGGTCGTATGAGTTATCTGGAACGTTTCCGGGAAGAGTTAGGCCGCCACCAATGTTACCATCAAACAAAATACATTTTTCATCTGAAAAATATTTAGCCGGAATGCTTGTGCTGCTTGACTGATAAGTGGGCGCACTCGAAGCAGCATTGTTTTGCACCATATAAATGTTAGCAGCATCGTTCGTTGAAGCCCACCTCTTAACAAGATCTCCATTTTCCGCCGCGTCCGTTCCACCTGCATCCTCATAAACATTTTGGCCTGCATCAAAATGAGCTACAAATCCATTTATATCTGAAAAAGAAGTGATCGCCTCCCTTTCAACGCCTTTAATCCGACATAATTTAGTTTTAAAATTAGCCTTAGTATAGTTGCTGTTGCCTGTTGCATCCATTGCCCTTCCGGCAGCCCCTCCATCTTTAGCAGCCGTTTTATTACCATCTATAGCGTCAGAAGGTTGAAAAAAATCATCAAAATCTATACTAACACCGTCGTGCCCATCTAAACCCAAAAGACCACCTCCCGCTCCGGCTGAAAGCTTAATGGATGATCGAGAACCTTCCCCAGCTCTTGCCAAGGAACCATAACCCATAGGAAAATCTTGAGGTAACGGACGAAGTGACGTATTTAAAAACTTTCCGGGATAAGAGGACCCAAAACCTTGACCCCCTCCCCCTATCCCGGCATTGTGTAAACCCACAATATCTGACAAAGAAAAATCAACAGAATATTTAAACCAATAACTAGAAAGATCTACCGTCCACATACCATTGCCGCTCCTCCCTCCCGGTGCAACGAGGTCAATTTTCACGGTGGTTTCTCCTTTTGAATCGTTTTTCTGAAGACCCGACACTACTTTTCCCAATTTTGGGGTTTTTCCCTTGTTTGTCAGTGTCTTCATGTCTTCACCAAATTGAATTTGGTGGATTTTTTGACTGTTTAAATCAAAAATCTTAGGTTGAATCAAAGGATCTCCAGCTCCACCCCCTCCTCCTCCCCCGGCTATCTGAGCAGTGGCATCCTTCCTTATAGAAAACTTATCGATATTCGAATCTGAAATGCGAATAGCAGCTGTACCTGCTGCCCCATCGGTTGACGCTGTAATAGTGCCAATGGACACTGAAGGCTTTTCGACGTTAACATCAAACTGTTCAATGGTTACATGCCCCCCATTACCTCCATCTCCTCCTTTGCCAAAAATCGCCGACTGAGCCTCCATTATCAAAACCCCTGTGATCTCTTGCTGGTGAGTGGTAGAAGAATTTAATAATTGGGAACCGGTATCAACCCCAGCTTTACTACTATCGGTAGAGCCTACACGGTACGTTTCTGGAATGATC